TGCCCAACGTCAGCGGCGACCGTGGAGAGTTGACCATCTCCATGAAGTCGTCCACCTCTTCGGGCACCAGTGTCGCTTCGAAGAATGGCCCCGTTTGAAGAACCACCTCGCGGGCCTGAGCCGCAGTCTCCTCGGGGGATGCGTTCTCGTCGGGTTCTGTCTGACCCAACAGGCGCTTGACGATCTCGAAGGGAACGTCGTCGCGGTGACGGATCTTCCAGCTGCGACCGCCGAGAGTCAGCGTGCCGGAATAGCCAGGGCCAGAGCCGGATGGGGCGTCGAAATCCTGGTGTGGGAGGGCCATGTCAAGCCGCCAGGTCGGGTTCGAAGATGAACCGGAAGGGCTGGTTGCTCGGCGTGGTGGGGCCGACGCTGGCGAGCTTGGGGTATTCCAGCGCGAATTCGCATGAGTACATCGTCTTGTTGTTGCCCTTGCGGTGGATCGTGCTGATCATGCCGGTCTGGAGCGCTTGGCGGATAATGATGCGCCCATACGGGTCAGAAGAGGTGGTCTGTACCGATCCGTTCTGCTCGTCAATGGAGTCCCATCCGAGCATGACACGCACGTCGCCACCAGGGGTCACGGGCTCCTGCCACAGTGACCCATCCGAGTTGGAACCTTGGTTCTCCTGCGCCGTGATTCCACAGTTGAGAGCGAAGGCCAGATTCTGCCGGGTCGTTTCGGCCAGGACAAAGGTCAGCTTGCCCGAATAGCTCACGATGGCCTGCTCAACCGGCCAAAACAGCTCTTCCACCTCGACGGCAGCGGTCTGCGGTCCGAAGGCGAAGGATGAACCCTGGTCGGTGAAGCCCAAAGGCGTCCATCCGCTGGGCCACGCTCCGGTGACGGAAGTGGGTTCGGTATTGCCAAGAGGAGCGGCGTACAGGACGCCAGCACCGATTTTCAAATTGGCTGGATCAAAAACACCCATCTAATACTCCTCGCCTTCGTATCTGCCCGAAGTAGGCTGGCTTACTGCTTATCGGACGCCTTTGCCCGACACCTCCGATAGTAAGTTCAGCGAGCACCCCGAATAGAGGATGGGTACTTAGCCCACGACGGTGGGAGAGGTGGCAGTCACCGTGCAGGTGATGTGGCAGATCATCCGGGGCCAGCCCGTTTCGTCGTCGGGCTTGTCGTAGGCCGTCTGGAACAGGACGTTCTGCATGGCAGTATTGCCCGTGGGATTCAGGGGGGTCCGGGCTGGATACTGATTACAGACGTGCTCGATGGCGATCGTCAGTTTCCGAACTGACTCGTAGTCCGAATTCTTCATTCCCCACACCTCGACCACGACCTGGATGTCCTGAACCGGCGCTTCGGTATTGGGCTGGAGTCCACCCCCCAGGCGACTGATACGCAACATCGGGGCGATGGTGGTACGAGAAAGCCGGAAGAATACGCGGCCGTTGTGGAGCGAATTAAGGATCGGGTCGTTGCGCAGCCAGTACCGAATGTCGAACATCGCATCGGGCAGAACGAGGTTGAAGGTGTCGCTCATCAGCCCAGTACCAGATGTAACGCAGGGACCATGAAGGGCCTCGGTGCCATGAATCTGGTTCCATGCTCCAAGTAGGTCGCGTATTCCAGGGGCGAACCAACATTGGCGTAGACCGTTTCCTCCACTCCAAGCGTATGAAAGAGGGTGTTGAGAAGCGAGCCTGTATCGGACGAGGGCGGTTCGCCCGCTGCTGATGCCTGGTGCGGGGTAGTGCGGCCACCCGTAGCGAAGTTGGAGTAAATCTTCCCGTGGCGACTGAACGTCAGGACGCCCGGAAGGTATATACCACCCGAGCCGGGAATGAGAAGCAGGGCCTTCATCATCGCTTCGACTTCGTAAGCCTTCTTCTCTATGATCTGCCCGACCGGGCCCGCGGGATCGGCAAACATCGCCTGGATGTTGCCCATGTTGAGTTCGACGTGACTCACTACTGCGCCAGACCCTCAACTAGACGAAGCGTGGCTTGCATCCCCGAGATGGAAAAGGCGCCGAATGGTGTGGGACCGAGTGCGACCCAGATGCGACCGCTGCTCTCTGTCACGATGTCTGATTCCTTAAGGTCGCAGGGATCACAGGTGAGCTTGGAGGTATAGACCACGCGGTCCCCGATGGTCAGAATGGCATTGGCCGTAGGTACACCCACCACAGCGCGAATACCCGTCGCGATGACGGTTGTGGATGGATCAGGGTATGCCTGCGGACCGTCATATGGGTCCTGAAGATCAGGCAGCGTGCTGCGAACGATCGATATCAGCGTGGTTGACAACGGGATCGGCACAGTCGCCTCACGTCTGCCAGGCGTATCCACCCTGCGGGTGGCGCCACTTCCGAATTGCCTTACGCAGTGCCGGGTCCGTATCCATCAGGCTCGACAGGTCGCCCGAAATCGACACACCACCGACCGACATCGACTTCGTACCCCCCGGCATCCCCAACAGCACCACGGGATTCAGCCGGTACAAAGCCACGGTACAGATGATGCGACGGAGCCTCGGAGGGATCGTCTGCTGCGTATAGCCACCCCAGTACGTCAGCACCGTTTGTGGCGGCACCACACCCGTGTAGAAGGGCATCCAGGGCAACGGGGAGAACCAGCCGACCCACACACCATCGCCCTGGATAATAGAGGAGCCGGTGTTGTCAGTGGCAGGGTCGTAGACCTCGACGCCGGAGATCACGGGCTGGTTGACGTCGATCGGGGTAGCGGAGGGATACACCATCCCGTTGGGGTAAAGATACTGCGCCTCGGTGTATTCGCCATAGACGAGGGTGCGGCGGCATTCCTGGCTCAGATCCCAGATGACTTCGGTGATCATGTCGTCAATGTCATCGATCCCCGAGGCCACGTCTTTGGTGATCTTCTGGTACTGCTGGGCGCTGACGAGGGGCTCACACGTGGGGCTGCCTTCGACATCGTTGGGCGTCAGCGGCAGTACGTTGTCGTTGAGGTTGATGACACTCATGCTGCATCTCCTCTTGGGCTACGACGCTGACCCCGCTTCTTTTTGGCTGGCTCCGTTGTCCCACGCTTGGTGCCAATCTCGGCCCAGGTCATCAGAAGCCCTTCCTCATCCACCGGGTGGAGCTGTCCGGCCCGATATGCCAATGTCCCGTCCCGGCGCCAGAACAGGCGCTCAGTAGTCTCTACACGCTCACGGGTGGGATCGGGTGCCTTGGACATATCAGGCCAGGGATAGGTTTCGACCGTCCAGGGGATATCAGTGGTGGTGGCGCGCTGCTGGCGATGGACACGAAGGATCGACCCTGTTCCTCCATCGCTGCGTCGTGTCATGCTGCCCACTCTAAGGCTTCGCGGCCCTGGCAGTAGGCGACCCCCCGTCTCGGGCGTCTACGGATGATTCATGGGGCACACTACGGCCCGTTCCGGGATCTCCCCGGACACCACTTCCGCAGACGTCCCGATTTGGCGGGCGGTTCCGGTGTCCGCTTCGAAGTGTAGCAGCCGCTAGGGAAGGGGACCGTACTTCTCCTGATAGGACGCCAGGTCTTTTCTTAGTTCAACCCAATATCGAACATTGTCGGATTGAATTCTCATTCCATCCGTGAAGAGGACATAACCAGAACCGCATCCAGTATCGTCATAACCGTGACCACAACAGGCGAAGGCCACACCGGGAAGAATCCCGAGACATGGATCTACCTTCTCATTCTGATCTGAGGCCGATTCAGTTGGGAAAAGACCGCACTGCGCACATCGCGGATCAGTTTCTTCCGAAAACGGCTTTCCGGTAATGATATGGAACCGCGAGACGTGATCCAAAAAGTCCTCCTCTTCCCACTCATCCTCGGGATCCCTGTCTAGCACGTAGGCATATGGATTACCGCGTGAAGATCCAATCTGGAAGAGACGATCACCCCAGCGCTTTTCCGCCATTTCCCACATCTCGCCATACCGTCTCACGAGGCTTCCCCGTTCTCCCCGCGCAATTCCTTCAACTCATCCTCTAGTTCACGAATTCTTCGCTGGGCTTCCTTTCGCCGCCAGGCACTCTCTTCCACGGTGATGGTACTGTGTTCGTCCGCCAGAAGGACACTGAGATTCTCGGATCGATTGTCGTCCTTGATGCCGTTGATGTGATGCACTTGCTCAAGGGGCGTCAGGACACGCCCGAGTGTCTGTGACGCCACATATCGGTGTTCCATGATCCAGCCATTTCCGTGGGACATCGGATTATCTGGTTCCCAGATCATCAGGTAACCATTGATCTGCTTACGGACTTCTCGTCCGTTATGCCAACGCCCGATCCCGTTCTTGGTCCTGCTTCTGGACTCACACCCCTTGTCGTGAAAGCGGATATTTCGTTTCACACGTGAGGGAGAGTGATCCATCATTACGGGGCACCTAGTCCCATCCATGAGGATTCCCTCGCATTGCACTTGAGTCTGGCTGCGTTTCTGCCAAAGGTCGTAGTGCTCTTTACCGCAGAAGCGGGCTTTGGAATTAGGTGTGAGGGCTTCGAACGGCTCGTCGTCCCACTGACATATGAGCATCGGACGTGGTTTTCGTGGTTTTGAACCAACGATGTTGCGGCACTTCTCTGTGCAGAAGAATCGTCCAGTCGTGCTTTTCTCGTAGGTGCTAGGCCATACCTCCTTGCTTCCTGGACCTACGCAGCAATCAAGCGCAGCGCATGGGACGGTGATCTTCGGTTTACGCGCCCTTGGATGTGGAACCTTGGTTTCGGCCCGATTTCCTGTTTCGACGCATTCGCGACAAAACACCAGACCAGTCTTGTTTTTTGCAAGCTGGCCCGGTGTTCTATCGACGGTATTGGTACATCCTGGTCCTGCACATGGCAGGCTGATTCTTTCAACTTTTGGTCTACCCCATACCCATAAACCTATTAGGAATGGTTACCTCAAGTCAACTGAATCATTTTGTATGGTGCATTTACCCCTATACGGTTTGTACACCAACAAAAAGGTCCGGTCGGAAGACAAGGAGCCCGATTCTCTCCTCGCACACCATGAGAATCTGGTTCATCTCGGCATACCTTTCGCGGTATGTCTGGATGTTCACTTCCTCACGGTCAGCGATCATGGCACCGAGCTGGAAGTCGCCTACCAGCGCCGTGTTGACCGCCATCGCACGGGTGCGGTAGGACGGAACGCCCCAGACGGTCAGGGGCAGCGCCGAGAAGGGCGTCCCTGCGTCGAAGGTTCCCGCTCCACCCGCTGCACGCTTGGTGAACATGTTCCAGGCGTTCGTCGGGTTGAGGACGACCGCGGTGGGCGTGCCGTCGTGGTTCTCAACCTGGGCGAAGGCCGCACCGAACGTGACGGCATTGTCGTCCACTCCGTCGCTTTCCACGATGGACTGACTCAGCACCCCGTTGGTCTGCAAGATGCCAGCGATGTCAGGCCAGGTGCCCGAACCGTTGAGCAGCTCGTTGTCCTCCTTGAACTTGACCATGTAGGGCAGACGGGTGTTGATGTACTGCACTACCGCCTGGGCGTCCGAGAACAGCTGCTTGCTGATGACCAGCGTGGCGGCAATGACCGTGGGGTCAGCCTTGGCGCCCTGGAAGCTCAGGGTGGCGTTCGGCTTCTCGCCACCTTCTGCCACAGCCGAGGCTGCCTCGTAGTCCGTGGGGTTGAGTTCCTGGACGTAGGGGATCGCTGACAGCGTGGTGGTCATCGTCGGGATGAGGTCACGCAGGTACAGGCGAGCCTGACGGGGGATCGGGGCGATCGGCTGGCCGACCGGCAGCAAGTTGCCCGCTCCCGATGGGTCATAGTTCGGTGGTCCCGCCGTGCCCCACTCCGACACCGAGCGATACATGATGTCGTCCACGGCACGGAACATCGACTCCAGCGAACCGACGTCCGAGAACGAGTGCTCCCAGGCGTCGGAGTGACCCTTCATGACCCAATCCACCATGTCGGGGGTGACGAAAGCCTCCCCAACGCTGCGGACGCCCAGCGTGTCGCCGTCGATGCCACGGGGACGACGAACGCCGCCTCGGGTCGCTGCGATCTTGGTCTGGGCACGACGGTCCTCAAGGTCGATGAGCGTCATAGCGGTGTCTACCGCCTCAGCTTCGTTGGCAAGGCTGCGAACCTTGTCCCCGAAGTCAGATGCCTCGGCATCGAGGTCACTTAGTTCGCCGCGCAGTTCCTTCGCACGGACCTCCAAGTCCTCAATCGAGGCTTCCTTGTAATCCACTGGCATAGTCAGTACTCCTTAGTTGTCGATTCGGATGAACTTCCATCAACGACTTTCGACTGGAGTAAATCGACCCTCAGTGCGCTGCGTCTGTACGAAACAGTATTACTGCCCATATGCCCGAATGGTGGATGGTGGATGGTGACGCGAATCGACCCCAGCGAGAAGGAGATCTAGCGCCGGGGTCGATTCAGGGAAGGTGGGTCCAATCCCGTCTCACACTATAGATCGGGAAATAGAGAAGAACCCCCCCAGATCAGATGGGGGGTTCTTCAACTCACGGGGGTCTCTGGCGAACCAGTCTGATCGACCCACTCATTTTGTAGTCAGTAAGCCTGGAAGAGGCTCTTGCGTTGCTCGCCCAAGGAGTCGAACCCTGGTGTTTGCGGGTTATGAGCCCACCGTGGAAACCGTTTCACTCGCGTGCGGACATCAGGGTATACCCGATCCCTACGAAAGGTCAACAGTTTGCCCCCTACGCCACCGCTTCCACGCCAAGGTAGGGCAACCACTCAGGGAAGGGCTTCTGAGCCAGGAGATACGCCGTAACCCCCGTAGGAACGAAGGGGTGGCGGGTGAGGGTCCACCGCTTGACCCAAGCATCGACTGCTCCTGGGACATTCGGCTTGTCCGGTCCCATGACGAGCATCTCCTCTAGGGTGTGGTCCTTCTTTTGGGCATTGCAGCTTCGACAGGCTGCTGTCACGTTGCGCCAGTTGTGTGAACCACCCTTCGCCCGAGGTTGGATATGGTCCATCGTTCCGTCAATGGGGCCGAGGTTCTCCTTCCCGCAATAGGCGCACTGGTACTGGTCACGGGCCATGACGGCCTTCGTCGTCAGTAAAACTGACCGATGGACTTCGGGCATGTCGATGTACCGCTTGAGCCTCGCCACCGATGGGACCATGACGCTGAACTGGGCGCTGCGGATGACGCGAGGTGAGTATTCGACCACCTCGACCTTTTCCGCCATGTAGAGCCGTACCATACGGCGGTCTGGCATGATGGCATGAGGGAGGTAATCAGCGTTCAAGAGCAGCGCCCTAGTCATCTCGATCTCCTCTTTCTTATGTCCATGATCTGACTCCTGTTGTGCAACATCTTTTGTAGTTCTACAAAAAGATTTGGTCCGGGAGGTCGGATTCGAACCGACACGGGCACCTGAGCCCAGTGGGATTTAAAGCCACCGCGGATAGCCATTTTCGCCACTCCCGGATAGTCCTGACGACGGGAATCGAACCCGCAACCTTCTCCGTTTGAAGGAGACGCCTCTGCCTTTGGTTGGGCTACGTCAGGATGCTGAACAGTCCATTGAGTACACCTAGCCGGATTCGAACCGGCAAGCCCGAAGGCGTCACCCCCTCAGAGTGATGCGTTTACCGATTTCGCCATAGGTGCATGGGGTGGAGATCCCCTTGCGCGCTGGCGGCAGGATTCGAACCCGCGTTGATCTCGTTAGAAGCGAGGTGCTTGTGTCCACTCAGCCACGCCAGCTTGGTAGCAACGGTGGGTAACGATCCCACGACCTCCCGATTATGAGCCGGGCGCACATCCATCCGTGCTCCGCTGCCATGATTCTTCTTCAATCTCTTTTGAGGCATACCGCTTTTCGGTTGCCCGACTCATCGGTTTTCCAGCCTCAGCAGTCACTTCACAGACGTAGCCGTTTTGCGCTCCTTTCATATGAGCGTGACCATGACCTGGTAGGTGACATCTACCTCTTCGGATATGTCCGCGCATCTTTGCCATGATTTGATTCTAGATGTTGCTGAGGGTGAGTAACGGGCGTCGATCCCGCTGCCTCCGGGGCCACATCCCGGCGCTCTGCCATTCGTGAGCTATACCCACCATGTGTTGCTGCGTCCTCGATGACGGAATCGAACCGCCGTATCGACTTTGTAAGAGTCGCGCTAATCCCCTCAGCTAATCGAGGTTGGTGGGGGCGACGGGAATCGAACCCGCGTGTATAGGGGTTAAAAGCCCCTCGCAATGCCTACGTTTGCTACACCCCCTTTGGTCCGCTCACCCTGAGTTGAACAGGATCTTCCTGGTTATCAGCCAGGCGTGACACACCCCTACACCATGAGCGGGTGACTGGAACGGCCGGGATCATCAGTGCAGTGGCGACCTGCTTCCCTCCCCCGACCGAACGGTGGTCACCCCCAGAGTTGAACTGGAGTATCGAGGGCTTCACGCTCGCGTTCTACCGTTGAACTAGGTGACCGGGTTACACTAATACGCCCGTAAAATACGCCCGTAAAATACGGGTAGGCGTGGGGCGAGCGGGGGTCGAACCCGCGCATCTCTCGGATATAAGCCGAGCGCCTTTACCACTTGGCTACCGCCCCATTTGGAGCCGGATACAGGAGTTGAACCCGCGTCCCCTGATTACAAAACAGGTGCTCTACCGTTGAGCTAATCCGGCATGGCGAGGGTAGTGGGGATCGTATGCCAGTCCCGGCGTGCCTGGGACCTTCCCCACTACTTAGCTCGCTACCTGCTATCAAATGCACGCAACTTGTCAAATCCGTCGAGCACCGCTCGCCTCACCCCGTCAGATGATTTTGGTTTCGCGGTACATTTGCGGGTCGCATCCAGGGCACCGTCCAGAGAACGACCTCCGAATGGTACCGCAACCATGGCTCGGGGTGAAGGGGTCGAACCCTCATTTAGACAGCCATTGTGCTCCCAGCGTAGGGGTCGAACCTACATTCTAGGGTCCAAGGCCCTATGTCCTGCCATTAGACGAACCGGGAATGGTGTGAGTGACCGGGGTCGAACCGGCGATTACAGGGTGGAAGCCTGTCGTGATGCCACTTCACCACACTCACATACGTAGCTCCAATCACTTCATCCCAGCTGCCAGAGGTTCGCGTTTGCGCGGACGTTCCCCTCTTTCGGGTACCTGACGAAGCGCTGGCAAGAGCCACACAGAAACCGATCGCTGGCATTTGAGGACTATCTCTCGGGCGTCACCCCTACCCTTCATCCCCGTGTGGTAGGCGAGGTTCGAACTCGCGACCTTTGCGTTGGCAACGCAATGCTCTTCCAACTGAGCCACTACCACGTGTGTGCTCGTCTCTCCGAGCCGTCACGTCCTCGGGCATAACCAGCGCTGATTATGTACGCCCCGATTGTTCAATCTGGTTGTGGAGGGCGACGTTCCCCTCGATTCAGGTCGGGACCAGACTCCCCACCGTATCTACCGGCCACTTTCCTCAATACGGACAGATCAACTCCGAATGTGACCACTCGGAACGGGCCGTCTGTTTGCTATGAACAATTTAGCATGGGGAGATGCAGATCGGATTCGAACCGATGTTGCTCGGGTTGCAGCCGAGTCCCTATCCTCTCGGGCACTGCATCATGTTGGACAGTACCGACCACTGGAATGATCGGATTCCACGCCGTTCCAGCGGCGTGCTTGGCAGCTGCCTCCACCTGCTCGCTCCAGCGGAACGAATCGAACGCTCATCTTGTGGTTAACAGCCACAGGTAATGCCTTTATACGACGCTGGAATGTCGGGATCTAACGTCTACCCCGCAGACGAGATGGCGCTCCTTTCGGCCATCAGTACCCCGTAGGAGTGTTGATCTCCTGACCTCTTGGCTGAGAACCAAGTGTTCTTCCGTTGAACTAACGGGGCTTGGCACTCCAGACGGGATTTGAACCCGCAATATGTCCTCTTTGAAGGAGAGGAGGCTCTACCAAATTCGCCCACTGGAGCATGTTTGGGTTGGCGAGTTACTAGCCGCACCTCGGTGCGGGGTTCTCCACACATTGAGTCATCTGTCCCACCCAGGCTGGCCACACCCGAATGTATGACGCCAATCCAGCGGAGAGCGACGGTCCCGACCCGTTACCTCGTAAAGGTTCACTCGCTTTCCAGACGAGGCCGATCCCCGATCGGTTCACTCTCCATAAGTGATTCGGCCGACATAAGCACAGTGCTTACATAAGCGGCGGATGGTCGAAGTCACGATCTCCATGCGGTTACCGCACCATCTCGCTTCGAACGAGCGCCGGGGCCATCCCCAGTTGACCATCCAATGATTTATGTCCATCCCCAATGGACGATGTTCCAGCTTGTCCAATAGTTCAGGACGAAGGCGACACTGAGTAGAAGCAGTCCAGCGGCAATTCGATTCTTCGCACGGTAAAGCTCATATGCGAATACAGCGATGGCTGCAAGGCCGAAACATAGGGCGACGATTGGCATAGGGGTTTCTTACCCATATCGTCGTTGTCCCAAGCGGAGGTGTGATGTGTCGATCACCATGCCGAGAAGGCACCATCTGGGTTCAAACCAGCGACGGTCGCCGGACCGCGTACACCTCCATGAGCGGAAGCGGAGAGGTTCGAACTCTCTAGGGCCTTTCAACCCGTAGCTGGTTAGCAACCAACCTGCTCACCAATTCGCATCGCTTCCAACTGGTCCACTCTCGGGATTCCCGATTCTCCACCCGAGCCTCCGAAGCCTTACCCGGTACTTCTGACCGTGTGCCGTAACCACACAGCCCCGTCGCTGTCCTCGGTGTGCTGATTTATGGATCGTATCTTCTACACCAAGCGAACCATTGGTGAAGAGACTAACCCAATGCACGCGCCCCAGCCCGGATTTGAACCGAGAACCATCGCGTTAGGACCGCGCTGCACGTCCGTCGTGCTGCTGGGGCATCACATGAGCATTTGAACGTGACCGTTCTTGTCCCGATAACGGACAACCGTGCAGGTGCATATCCACCGCACTCCATTGGCGTCACGGCTCCGATAGGAGCACTCGCCCTTCCCGTGCTGATGAGTGTCTCGCGGGTGCCCGCAATGGACACACGCTGACTTAACTTGCTCTGATTTCTCCATATCGCACATGGGTCATGGCCGACACCCTAATGGGAATCGGTGTTGCGAGTCAACGAATGGAGCCGATGACAGGGTACGACCCTGCGACCTTCACGCTACGAGGGTGATGCTCTTCAACTGAGCTACATCGGCCTGGGAGCCTACTGAGGGAGTCGAACCCTCTAAGCCTTCCTTACCATGGAAGTCCATCGCCGGTCTGGTTAGTAGGCATGGCGCCCCTGCTCGGAGTCGGACCGAGCCACCTTCCTTCGGAGGGAAAGGTCCAGAATCCGCTGGCAAGGGCACGAGCAACGATGGAAAGGCTGAAAGACCTACCCGATGAGAGAGTTGGTGCACCTTCTCAAACGTCGAGCTAGTCCGCAACACCTTTGCGCGCTCCATCGTTGTGGCGTTCCCGGCCAGATTCGAACTGACAATGAGAGGTCCGTAGCCTCTAGTGATAATCCGTTTCACTACGGGAACATGGCGGTCGTGAGGAATTTTGAAATCCCGACCTCCTGATTGACAATCAGGCGCTACTGCCTCTGAGCTACACGACCATGGTCTGATACCTGGGAGTTGAACCCAGCACCCTCGCGTCCCGAACGCGATGTGCATCCGCTACACCTGTACCAGTCAGCTGCTCGGGGAGGGGTCGAACCTCCAATGTCTCTCGGTCCAGAGCCGAGCGGGTCTGCCAATTCCCCTACCGAGCAAAGTGTGGGGGAGACCGCGCTACTTGCCTCTGGGCTCACTATCAAGCCTGCTGTACCCCATCGTGGACGTGAGCGGAGTCGAACCGCTGTGCCGAGATGCTCCATACAACGATCTACCATCATGTCCCGTCTTTCCGGGCCGTCATGTTGCTATTGGGGGAACGATTGGCTTTTACGCCATTCCGTTACCTTCCACCACCTGCTCTTTGCGGAAGCAGGAAACCGTGTTGGTGATGCGCTTTGATTGCAAGGTGCGCATCGACCCCGGCTGCACCGCTAGTTAGGCGGCGATGAGGGACTGCTCGGCAAGCCAAGCAGTCGCCTCGTCAGCGATTGAGGTGTTGTCCTCGTTTGTTTTTGTTCGGTGTTTTAACGTCACTTCCGCTGACGGATGGCCTTGCTGTACTTACACGATCAAGGTCGATAGCCTTTCACGCCCATTCTCGATGTCTCTCCATCAGTCCCGCCAGTTTATGCCGCGGCGTCCCGTCGTCGGGTACCGGGGAATCGAACCCCGTATCCCTGCGCCCCAAACGCAGTGCCTTTCCATCCGGCCCGTACCCGTAAACCGGAGGCAGAACCCGAAGGCTGGCGATCACGCCGACTTAGCTGCCTCTCTGGTCGGATTGGCGGGTGTCGATCCCGCTTTCCCTGGTCCCCCAGACCAGTGCCTCACCGTTCGGCCTCAACCCGTTGTGCTCCTCTCAGGTCGCCAGTTATTCACGGACCGGGGCGACTCCACGCATGTCCGTCCAGATGTCAGCTGTTGAGAAGCGATGCTGACCCACGCGTGCGCCCACTGGGAGACGATCCCAGATCCCGAGGTTAAGAGCCTCGTCGGTTGCCGGTTACCTACATAGGCGCATGAGTACGAACGAGGAGAGTCGAACTCCTAATCCCGAAGGAACAAGGGCCTAGACCTTGCGCGTTTGCCATTTTCGCCACGCTCGCATATATCAGTGGAGTAGGCGCGGACCTGGCGCCTCGTTCTTAGCCGGTTATGGGCATCCCGGCGCCGGGGATTGGTTACCCCGCACGCCGAGACGAAGGTGGTGGACTTCGCTACCCCAAAGTTGGCTCCAACCAGTGGAGATGACCGGATTCGAACCGGCGTCCTTCTCCTTGCAAAGGAGCTGCCTCACCCTTCAGCTTCATCCCCATACCGGACAGTGTGCTGCACTTGCACCATCGCGCCCTTCGCAGCGCTGGGGGTCGCTACACCCCTATCTCTGTCCGTCGTGGGCCGGGAAGGACTCGAACCTTCGTGTGGGATACCTGGTTTACAGCCAGGCGCAATCGCCGCTCTGCCACCGACCCATCGAGGCCAGTCGGTACCCGAGCAATGACGTGCTCGGCCTGGCCTCATATGGACTATTCAGCCCGATGGTTTATGTCGGTCCCATCGGTATCGCTATCAGCCGTTCCTTAGAGGGAGTCTTACCGCGGTTCCCGCAGTCACTTTCCCGTTCAAACGGTTACTACGCAGGGGTGCCAGGAATCGAACCCGATCGAGGAGTTTTGGAAGCTCCGTGGTCGCCATGACTCTCACCCCTATAGGAATGCAAAAGGACCGCCCCCTTCGGAGCGGCCCTCTGACTTCCAGGTCTTGGATTTCTACCTGGTTCGGGTCAGAAGGCCCCCTCATTGCTCGGCTGGTACGCGTGCACGCGCAGGGCCGATGGGGTTATCCCCATGGGCTTGGCCCATTCATCTTGGAAGATTCGGTCGCACGTCACGGAACTATTAATACCACACGAATCGTGGATTGCGAGGGATTCCTTTGGAGCACCCCCCGAGATTCGAACTCGGAACCATGCGGTGTAGAGCCGCCTGCTCTGCCATTTGAGCTACGGGTGCTGGAGTCAGTGTGCCCATTTCGGAACACACTGACACGGCCCGGTAGCCAGGAATCGAACCTGGGCCAGCGGTTTTAGAAGCCGCCGCGCCTGCCAACAGGCGCACCTACCGGATGGAGCCCCGTCCAAGCCTGATCTTGGATCGCCCGAAGGCTAGTGCCACGCACCGGGGCATGATGGGGTGGGCACGGTTTCCCATACCCACCCCAGGCTTAGGCCATCGCTACCTCCCGAAGGGCAAGAGGCAAGTTGGCGAGAGTGCGTCCAGCATCAGCACCAAGGGCGGCAAAGGCCGTGTGCTCGTCCCCGAGGTCCGGCTCGCTAACCATCACCCGGTCAACGTGCGACGGAAGGCGGGTGAATTCATGATCGAGCGCGGACTCATCGGGAACACTGAGCACTACCACATAGTTCGACTCACGATGCCACTCATCAGTGACAAGGGGGAACTGTGTGGAGAAAGCAAAGGCACCATGTACCGCTTGAGCGGTTTGCAGGCCAGGTGGTAGATCAGCACGAACGACGATGTACAGCTTGGAAGGGGGGGTCGATGGGATCTACGCAAATGTCATGGGGGTATTTATACCCTCGCGGCGTCCCAATTGTCAACCCTTCTCCATGGGTAGGGCTTAAAGCGCTGCTTCAGCACCTTCCCACAGACAGTGCAGTAGTCCTCATCACCCCACTCGCTGCGCCAACTAGTTCCGCCAAAAAAGATGGGGCGCTGACTTACGTGATGTTCGCGCCCAACCTTTCCTTTGCACCAACGGCGCGTGTCCTTTTTCGCTGGATGGCGCACGCTGGGATCGTCGCGAACCGATCGAGCATCACGACGCAGTATCCCGCCAGCACGCCAGCTGGTTGAGTCCTGACTAACGCGGGCCATTCTCGCCCTGACTTGTGAACGGTTTGAACGGAGTGGGCTGTCGCAGCGAACGCGCCCACACATCGCTCATGCTGATCTTTCCTTTCGGGACGGACCCACACGTCGAGCATTCAGGATCGGACTTGCGACCCTGTTCGGTAACCGGACGGATCTCCTTGACCTTGGTAGCCATGCCTAGACACTACCCAAGCAATTCCCAGACTTCCTTCCACATGCGTGCCCGGTCCCCTCGTGTTCGATCACGCTGTTCCTGCACGCCGTCATTGTGATTCTCCAACCAGTCACCGAACCGGCGCTGGAAGTATTCGGCCTGCTCGGCTCCCATATCGACCCAGAACTGACGGACCTCTTCATCAGTAGCTATCAGACCACCCATTGTCCCGACTTCTGGAAGCCCCACGGGGCTAGACCGCACGGGCCGAGCACTGGGAACTTCATCGGCCCATGCCATTTCACCACAGTGCTCGCAGGGTGGGATCGTTTCGACATCCCCTTCGACCCGGATTCGGACGCGCTGAGCCAGCTGGCATGTACTGCACGTGAGCCTCGTGACGCGGTACGTCATAACTGAAGCCTATATCTAGGCCGGTTCATTCCAGTTGGTCCAGGCGCCTTTGTCCACAATCTTGATGGGGTCTGCGGGCCAGTTACGGCCGCCCAGGCAGCAGGCCAGCGAGGTGGCGTTCAGATTGCGATAGTGGTGAAAGCCCAGTGGCTCATAGAGCCCCTTGATGTCAGTAGCGAGGAGTGCCCAGTCGCACCCGGCGCGACGTGCCTGCTCCTTCGCCACCTCCATCAGGCTGTCCATCAGCCCACGGTGGCGCCAGTGCTCAGCCGTCGCTACATATCCGATAGCGGCGATCTTGAACGTTCCTTCTCGGACCTCGATGAACTGGAACGTCATCCCGACATGGGCAATGGCCTTGTCACCGATAGTGAGTGACACTGAATGATCGAAGTCGGGTGCATTCTGGTAGCTGTCTGGAAAGACATCCATGATGAGGGGCGTGACGTCCATTGCCTATTTCCTAGTAGCTAGTAGTGCCTGAAAGATTCCTGTGGTGGTTTGCTTCACGATTCTAAATCCCGCTGCTTCAAACATCGCGGCAAATCCCTCCTCATCCCATGCCCAGCAATGCTGCTCGTAGTGAGCTTCAGGAGTTTCTTGATACGGTCCCGAAGCAACAACGAATTCTACGGGATCACAGTTCAACCGTCTCACGACGGAATGCGGATCTGCGAGATGCTCCAACACCTCACAGATCGTTACTACGGGTGCCAGTTCAATCTCATCCTTTGTGATGTCGGCCCGCCGCGCATCATGCCCAGCTGCGCGTGCCACTGAAAGTGGATATTTCGCTACGTCATAGCCCCAACACGGTGGCCCAATAAGTTCTAAAAGATGACCACCATTACATCCAAGGTCAACTACCGGCAGTTCTGGATGGCGAGCCTCACGTGCGAACACCGCCGCCATCTCCATTCGCGGCCAGAATCCTTCCTGTACATAGGGAGGTATGTAGTCAGAGAACTCATAATCCAGAGCGCTCTCATGGAACTTCACCTCAGTCATCCCACGCCCACTTCCTGAACTTCACCTCACGACCCGCTGCCTGTTCGGTTCGAACAAACTCGGCGCTTCCATGGACGGGCATCTTCCAGCTACGGCCGGACGTGTGAGCCATGTGGCCGTTCCAGCGCCACGTGCGCTCGGGAAGGTGCACGAACTTCGCTCCCGCTTCCAATAGCCGCGTCCACAGCACGTAGTCCTCGCCAGTTGGATACTCACCTGGTTTGCCTTGGTCGCTAAAACCACCGACTTCTTTGACCAATGATGTACGCGCCATGACGGTGATGGGGATGAAGTTGCCACACGTCACGCGGAGGCAGTTCTCAACGTGGGGCGACCACGGAACACCCTCCGGTGATATGAGAACTTTTGGATCTTCCTCGCTGGGGATACGGAAGAAGCTGGTGTTGATCCCTTCAAACCAGGAATACGCCAAATCGGCGCTCGTCTCCTGAGCACACACGACGAGTCGCTCTAGGTGAAGCGGCAGGAACTCATCATCATCATCAAGAAATGCAACCCATTCGGTGTCTATGGCATCTAGCGCCCGGTTGCGCGTCACGCTAGCTCCGTCGCCGTGGTGGTCGATCGCCACGCTGATCTGATCAGGAGGCCACGTCTGATGCACCACGGATCGGAGTGCCCGATCGAGCATCTCGGCCCGCGGAGGAATAGATGGTACACAGACGCCTACGGTCGTATGTTCAGTCACGAAGCCTCCAGTGCTCGTTCAATGCCCTCTTCCAGGCTGATGCGGTGGTCATGGTACTCGTGCATCCGGCGCACATCGGCGTAGAGCACCGGAGCGCCATCGGGTTTGTCCATCTGATAAGAGAAGGATGGGGTATAGCCACGGATGCGACAGATGAGAGCGGCGACATCCGTCATGGTGGTAGCGATTCCACTTCCGATGTTGATCGGACCGCAGGCATCGGCTTCCAGCATCCTCATGGTGGCCGCCACAGCGTCGTCTACGTGGATAAAGTCTCGCCCTTGTTTACCCGAACCCCACACGATGAAGGGGTCGTCACGGCGGATGGCCCGAGCGATGAAGCTCGGCATCGGGTAATCCAGGCTTTGCCGCGGTCCATAGACGGTCTGCGGACGCACGACCAGGATATCGGCACCTTGCCTGATGGCTTCTTGGGCTTGGATCTCGCCCACCAACTTAGACACGCCGTAAAGCTCATTGGGCTGCTGGATGTCCGTCAGGCACACGTCATCTTCATGGAGTGCCCGAGCCCACTGATGAAGGTGCGTGGGATAGACGGCGGATGAGCTGAAGTACACGGCTTTGGTTGGACGGGTTTTTAACAGCCACTGGAAGTACAGGCTGTCCATACCGATATTCGACGCCACCGGCATGGCATCCTTCCCTCGATCCGCGATGTTGGGAATGGCAGCGGCAGCGTGGATGACGAGATCGAAGTGTGTGTGGTCGTGGCGGAAGAATTCGACAGCATCGAGCCCGTGGGAACCACGAATGTCGAATCCCAGGACGGTCCAACCCTCCTTTTTGAGGTGCGAGTGAAAGGCGCTCCCGATGAACCCGAGGTGGCCCGTGACGAGCGCCCTCATGGTCGGATGCCCAGCACTACCTGGAAGGTGTAATCGCCATGAATCTCCTGGTGCTCCGTCACTACGAATCCCCCTTCTTCAATCAGTCTGGCGTATCCGTCGAGATCAAAACACCAGGCATGACACTCATCATGTGACTCGACCGTTTCACGGGATGGACTGCTGGCCACAATGGCCTCTGCGTGCTGCCCTATGCGCTGGACCATCCGGTGTGGATCCTCTAGGTGCTCTAGGCACTCCGTGATGATCGCCAACTCGGCCCAGTCGATCGGCTCGTTCAGGAAGTCGAGGTAGCGAACGTCCACGCCTCGCGCCAGGTGTGCGTGGAGGACATTGTTCTCCTGAAGGTCGTATCCCCACATCCGCACATCGGCCGGAACCAATGGGCTTCGTTGGAGGAGGGAAAGGATGCCTCCATCCCCGGCGCCCAAGTCCACAACCGTGCGGTAGCCATAGCTGGCGATCGCCTCCGTCACTATCCGCGCCACTGTCTCCATGCGGTCACGATGCACCGGCTGCTCTAGGTGTGGTGCATGAGCACGGCCTGCATACCATTCCGGCGTGAAGGGAAAGGGGACGCCTTCGTACAGGTACCGCTCCATCAGGTGAGCCCGCGAATCTTCTTGATGTCGATGTCCAGTGATGTCATTTGATAGGTGTCCCAGCACGCCTTGTCGTGCTCCCACATCTCGCCGCTATTGACCCGTTCGTACCCAGCGTCCCAGTCAGCTTTATGTGCCTGCGGGTGAACGTGCTCGACTATTACGTCAGGCAAGTAGATGTACCGATGTAATCCTTCCATCCCGAGTCCCCAGGCTTTCCACACATCGTCAATGTAGAGGTGGCGGAACTGTGGGGGACAGAAATACCCAAGGGCGCGTGGAATGGCTGACGACATGAACACTGCCGAAGGCAGATTGATCCCCTGCATGAGGTCATTGGCATAGACGATCGCCGGGGCTTTGTTTGCCAGATGGTTGAAGATGCGCCGATCCCACTCAGTGGTTCGGGGCAAATGGTCGTCCCCGGCGAACCCAACGAATGGAAACTCCTCGATCGCTTCCATGGCGATGTCATTCAGCGTCGTCGCCATCGAGGTGTGGGGACCACTCGTCAGGCGCACCTCAAAACTCAGCTGGTCACCCTCGATCCATTCACCCAATGCCGCAAGGTCAATCGACTCGTCGTCGTTGTCGATCCCGAACCACAGGGTTGAGGTTGCTCCTGTCGAAGCCCAGGTTTCAATCAGGCGCCGTATGTTTTCAGGGCGTCCTCGTGTCGGAACAATGACGGCAAGGTCAGTCATTCCAGGCCCCAGGCATCGGCCCACTTATAGGCCAATCGTTCGTAGGTCAGGTTCGCCATCGCCGCCTTGCTTCGCCCCGCCACATCTTCACGGTAGTCCTTGTCAGCAACAAGCCTGGTGAGCCTCTGACGCCACTGACCTGGATGCTTGGCGATCTCCCCAATCCCCAGCTTGTGTAGCCGAAGGTTGTCGTAGGTCGGGGACGCCACGGTTGGAATACCGAGACTGGAAAGTTCAGCCAGCTTCAAACAGGATTTCCCATGGTTGAATTTCGTGTCCGCCAGCGGGACTATCCCCACCTCCATCTCGGCCAGTGCCGGTGAGTAGTCGGCAAAGGGAACCCAACCTTCCGAGGTCGATGGAGGCTCGCTGAGTTTCAGGGCTTCCTGCACCCCGACACCCGTACCAACTACATGGAATCCCCACCCATACTCATCGAGCACGTCTCTAACGGCCCCCTGTGTCACCTGGAGGTCATCTGGGTGGGTTTCTACCGATCCCGACCATCCAAGCGTCTGTGGGCGCTTCTTAGGGGCCTCTGTGGCGAGATACCGCTCGGGTACGAGGTTCGGGAGCACGATTCCATGCCCGTAGCCGTAGCGGTCCTTCAATAGGGGCGTCGTACACGTCACGACATCCGCTAGTTCGCACGCTTTATCCGTCCACCGCTGATTGTCGTCAGCGCGGACGTTGGGATCAAACGCCCTATGGGCCGGATTGTCCTTGTGGATGCGATCGAAGAGGTCGTCTATGTCCACCACGACGCGGATGCCGAGCTTTTGGACCATGGGAATCACGTCGGCCCAGTACCGAAGGTGCGGACGCTGCATCACGATTATGTCAGCCTCGGGTACCTCATTGAGAGCTATCGCCAGGACTCCCGAAGGTGGGCGCGGGCCCCGCCAGTGATGGTTCCAGAGGACAACTGGCCCCTTGGCGTCGAAGCGAATATCGACACCTTGGTCTATGAGTACTTGAGCGGGCATCCGAAGGCGGTATTGCGATGATGCATCGTTCTCGGGACCGAACGACCAGAAGATGACTCGCTTACCCATGGTGGGCGAAGGCTACTTGGCGCCTCATTGCAAGTGGTGGAACGCGAACCGAGGGTCGGAGGTGGCATCCTCACGACCCTCGGCCACACGCATCCCTTGATACCGGTTCGCGAACGTTACACCGCAGCGGGTGTGCGCTTCTCCGTCCGCTTCTCCAGCTTTTCCAGTGCGGCCTGACGCTGCTCTTCCAACTCCTCGGGGGAGAGATTGGCGTCTCGTGACGTGTACTTCGCCACATTGGGAGGAACATCCTTGCCCATCTTGGAGTAGAGGTCCGCCAGCTGACCGGCAGCATCCGCCTTCTCCTCCGAACTAGCCGATGAGGTCTGATTCAGACGAGCAGCCGCAGCTGCAATGCCGTGAACGTTGTAGGTGCCATCGGGCTCCTTGACCGGCAGTGCACACTGGCCCTTAGTCGATCCATCGCCCTGGACAACGAGGCAGGCCGACTTCCACTGCTGGGGGGTGTAGTCCGACTGCTTGAAGTCCGACCATGGCTTCTCGGACCAAGCGGAGGGAACGGCACGCTTGTCCATGTCGTCCGCGTCATCCTTGGTGATCCACCCCTTGCCTTTGCAGTTGCGGCACTTCAGCTGGTGACCGCCACCCTTGGGGGCTGGCAGCTTGCCCTTCCCCTTGCAGGTCGGGCACGTGGCGGCGTCGTCGGGAGCGTCGTCGGGTAGGTCATCACGTGTCACGGCCTCGACACCCGACCCGCCGCACTGCGGACACGTTTTGCCGTCCTCGGTTTCGCCCGTTCCGGCACACATGTCGCAGACGACCTTCGTTGGTGCCATGTTCTCGGCACCTGCTGGGCTACCAGGCTCGCTAGAAGGGCTAGTGGGGGACCGCTGACCTGCTGCCATCGACTTGTCCGGGTCGTTGACCCCCATCACGTCTAGTAGTGCCCCGGCCGACACACCACCGGCCTGATAGAGCGCAATGGCCTGCTGGACCGGATCGGGAAGCGTCTCCACGTCTACGTCACGGAGCCAGTCCGCCGCGCTGTCGCAGGCGGCGTCGATCGCACTGGCGATCTCCTTGGCCGAGTCGCCACCCGACCCGAGCGAACCGGGGCTGTCAGGGGCACGAAGAAGGGGCTCTTCACCCGCTGGTGCGATAGCGATGCGGATGCCCTCTAGGGCACGCTGCCACGTCGGGTGAAGGGCACGAAGGAGATCCTCGGCCCGTACCGTGTCGGGTAGTTCCGGTGGTACCCACTCCAGATCGTCGTCCCCATCGTCAGGTTCGACTGGCTCGACCGTGGTGCCATTCCCAGCCTCACGGAGTTGCTTGTTCTCGGCCTCCAGCTGCTCGATAAGCACCTGCTCGGGCGTCTTGATCGTGATGTGCTCTCGGAATCCGTCCAGGCTGGCGAGCATTCGCTGCCCATCTTCCTTGGACAACAGATCCGCATTGACCGCTGCAATGATCTCCTGCGCGCTGAGGGACTGCTCTGCCATCTCGATCTCTTCCTCTCGTAGACCCGTTGCTACCGCGCCGGGGATGCTGCCAATGGACACTGGACTAAATTCCAGCATGGTTGCACGACGGATGTTGCGGACACCTAAAAGGCTCCGGTGCTTCTCATACTGGGGTTGCCGGAAGCCGAAGCTGAAATCAATGATTGTGCCGGACTGAATCTGCGAGTAGGCACGACCAGCGTTCGGGACCATGTTGAAGTCGTCCAGCTGACCTACCAGTTCGTTCGTGCTGCGAAGCACTTGTGCGTCGATGGCCCTTCCAAGGGGATCGCGCAGATCGTGTTGCCAACACACAAGGGGCTTGCGCTTTTCGAAGCTCTCGCGGAAGGCATCACGGTCGAAGGTGGTCTTGTAGGTATCCTCCGTATCGTGGGGGAAGCTAACCAGCACTTGACGGAGATTCTCGTCAGTATCCTTGATGGTGCCGCCGATGGCGTCACGGAGGAACATGCCGTCCTTGGTGGGCAGCTCGCGGAAATCTGAATCCATGGGTGACAGTTTGCCCTAGCCAGTAAGGCTAAATGGGCGATGGTACTGGATTTATGCTTCGGATGAATCCGCTTCGACCAGCGAAACCGGCACCCCTCCTGGCGTCAGTGGACCATCCTCGGGGTCTCCAAATGGTTCCAGCAGGGCTGGATCGATGACCGTCTTGGGGTCATACCACCAGGGCATCCCGTTCTCATGGACGTCATCGCCTTGGCTCACTGGAAATACTGATTCCCTTCTGGGCTGAAGCTCGCAAACGGGGTTTGCATCACGAAAGCATGATATTGACCGTTTTTGAATGATACCTGGACAATCTTGAGATTCCCACCTGAGAGTGTTTCCTTCTCATTCTGACTGTTGGAGTACTTTTTGATGTCCATGGAGTAGGCGCCAGCTGCCATGTGATAGACGACAGGCACGTTGGGCGCACCGTTCTTCATGATCTCCGATTTGCCCGTCCAGTTCTCGGCTACGTCCTGACTTGTGCTCCACGATTCCGTGGGAAGGCTGATGGACCCCGTTTCGATCGCCTTCTCCAATAAATCTCGCGGGATCATCGTGCCTCGGAAGATCGGCTTATTTTTCCGCGTGGCATACTTCGATACCGCAGAAAGCAGCGTGCGAGCCATTTCGGCAGCCTTGCTCGTCAACGGAGCCTTCCCGCTTTGAGTCCAGATGCGATTGAGTTCATGGATGAAGCCGGGATCGCCAACTCCCTTATTCCGATACCAAAGCGTCCAATGGTGGACAGCGCTTGCTTCGGCAGTATTGAGATCGGGGGGCGACTGGTTGATACTGCCATTGACCCATTCCTTCCCCTCGGGGACCTCGTAGCTCATTGTCGCACCCTTGATGGGGTTCGCTGACGTACTGACGGAGGTGTACTGCCCCGCGGAGAATGAAGCGACCCCACCAGGTGTCGATCCTTCCACCTTCTTCACTGGCGTATGACCTTGGGCCTTGTCATACGCCGCCTGATGTGCTCCCTTGGCCAAGCCCGCTTCTGCGGATGCGGCCAGGCTGCCAGCAGGGTGTTCCAGTACCTGCGTAGCGTGACTCTGCGATGATGCGTACACATCACCCGGCGAGGCGCCCGATTCCAGTGCATCGACCGCCTGGTTATAGCCCCCGACATATGAAGAGTCGTATGCCTTCATCTGTGCTGGGCTCAGATCGGCCAGTTTGCCGTGCTTCACTGAATAACCGGGAGTCGGGATGGCGGTATTCGCTATAGGGGTTGGAGCGGGCGTCACATTCAAAGACAATTCGCTGGCCGTTGATTCCTTCGTGGAAGCAATATTCGGTTTCACCGATACAGGTGATGGTGCGGGAACTCCACCTTTTGCACTTTCATTGGCAGCGGCAATCAGACCGTGTGCCTGACCTAGTGCCTTTGCGTGGGCCGAGTAGAAGTCGCCATCCTTCGCTTGCTTCGCCTTGGCGTAAAACGTCGCTCCCTTGGCCTTGATCTGCTTCGGGGTCTTACCCTCGGATGCCATCTGTGCACCGAACGTCTTGCCTTCACCGTGACTTTGTAGATAGTCATTTTCAAATGACGGAGCTACCTGTTCGGGAACCGTGACGGGCTTCGCTGGGACTGTTGGTGTCGCCACCGCAACCGATTCACCCGGCTGTGGCCGGTTGGTATGTCCGACCTTAAACACCTGATATTCCTTGTGGACCGGGTGAAGGCCTTCAGTGCCCGATTCATCCACAGTGTGGAGTACCACGTTGGTGCTCGCCATTCCTGGTTGCACATTCGTGACGGTGAGAATCGGTTGTCCTTCATCGAATGCGATCTGGTCACCGGGCTTTAGATCCTCTGCACTGACTAGCTCGTGCTCGTCGGATTCAGGCTCATCTATCCCATTTGCATATTCCGCGTGTGCCTGAGCCATTCCCTTCGCCAGAGCGTGATGCCACACGGCTCCGATGGCGTTGTTCTCAGCGAGAGCCTTGTTTGATTCCTCCATCTGGGACTTCAACTGTTCGGGAAGATCGGAAGGATTCGCATAGCCAGCTTGGAGATTCGCCAGTGTTTGTGCCTTTGCTTTGTCATACTGGGTGTTGTAGTCGAGGTTTTGCTTGGCAGCCTCCGCTATAGCGTCGGAGAGCGACATTGGCGACTTCGCCACATCGTGCGTGCTCGCCACGATGGTCGGTGCTCCCGGCACATGACCGACTGACTTGTCGATCGGCTCTCCTACACCGCTATATCCGTGAGACATGCGTGTATCGACGGCCTTGAAGTGAGCGCTGGTGGCTTCGGCGTGTGACTTGTAGACCTTCGCATTCTCCGTGAGGTGTGAACCTGGCTTCATCGAGCCGTAGCGCGTGGTGTGAGTGAAGGTACCGTCACCATTCGCGTGAACCAGTGACTCGTAGAACTTGTTGGATGATCCGCTGGTGTTCTCTAGACGGGCACCCGTGACGTATTTCGGTGGCTCCACAGCAGGAGTGGATGGCGCTGGAGGTGGCGCGCTATTGCTCTTCCCCTTGTATCCCGCCACTTCATCGTCATGTTCTGCCACTAGGTCGTTGACCGATTTCTCCCCCGAAATCCCGTACGAACTGGTCTCAAGATCATCCGGTCCCGTGACAGCCACGTTGTATGACCCGTTTCCATTGTCCGTCAGGTTCGTGATCTTGTGACCAGATGGCATGGAGTCACCGATATTGAGGTGCTCGACCTTCATTGCGTCGGTCAGGCCAGCGGCACCCTTCGGCGAGGGGTCATAGTGCCACCCATCCCCGTTGTGGAACTTCGGAGGCTTTGCCTGCTCTACCGCGTGCTCGGCATATCCCGCCGCTACACCCTCGCGGTGCGCCTTCTCGATGCCGGGAGGCAGCTTGGCCGCACCGTTCGCCGCAGCCTTGGAGTATTGCTGGGCCTGCTCGGGTGTGTAGCCACCGACCTGCGCTGCCTGAATAGCGTCGTCATGGGCTTGGGTGAACGCCTTGTGCTTCGGACTGCCAGGGAGGTATTTCGTGCCCGTGGTCGTGCTGACCTCGATCTTGGGACCGCTAGGAGGTTCGACATGTGAGTCAGCCAGAATGGACGTATTTCCCTGGTCGAATCCGTAGGCTTCAACACCAACTCCATGCGGATCGACAACCGCTCCGTTGTGCTCCCAGAAGTTCTTCGATTCGGGGGTGGCCTCAAATAGAAGTGGATTGTTCTTCTTCATCGCCTGCTTCGCCGCTGCCGCAATGAGAGCACTCCCGGCCCCGGTATGCGTTGTGGGCGTCCCCATGAATTCGATCTTGGAGTAGCTGCCTGCTTCGTCCTCGTGATGGTCCATCGCCAGTGCACCGGCAAGATGTCCCTGAGCATCCTTCGCCACCAACAGGCGATGGGCAGTACCCGCGGTTCCTTCTTCCAGTGCCGCCTCAGTCATCTTGTAGGCGTGCGATCCATCATCGGGTGTCGAGTGAAGTTCACCTAATAGTGCGTTGGCTTCACCCGAACTGATTACCGGATTTACGGTGCCACCAGCCTCATGGAACTGTGCTGCACTCTTCTGAAGTGAAGCTAGATGAGGATGAGCACTGGAAGTCTCACTTCCGAAGCCCATTGACTTCAAATGCTCCTGGCGCTGCTGGACAACGGCTGCCTGCTCGTCTGCGAACTTCTTGCTGACGCCATTGGCAAGCATCGAGTCGTGGTAACCACCAATGTCGAGATCCGCCGCCTTGTCGAGCGAAGCTTTCATGTCGGCCGGGATGTTCTCCGGTCCCGCCTTCGTCACCCCGTAGGCCAGCTTTCCCTGATCACCACCACGGATAGTTTCGTAATCGTTCTGGTCGTGGCTGACGGATGCCCAATCTCCCGGCTTCCAGTGCTTCTTGAGGTTCCCCTGGGCACGGAATCGACCCGTTCCTCCGAGGTCCAGCCTTACGACGTTGCCCTCTGCATCCTTGAAGAGATTCGGGCCGTCTACCTTGCCGCTCGCCGTCACCATGCCCGTGAGGTCGTAGTGGCTCATCAGGGCATCCATCCCGGCCCCGGTGCGAGCACTGGCACGTGTCCGTCCGTCCGTGTCCTTTGTGGAGAGGATCGGCTTGAGTCCCGTCATGTAGTGGCTCATTGCGCGTACCGAGCCGTCGTTCATCTTGACGAGACTGACCTTCTGCGCCGTCACACCGGCCTGCTGGTAAGCGAGTGATCCCGCTACCTCGTTCATGGCGTGCTCGTCGGACTGTGCTCCCTTGAGGAAGTAGCCCTGACCGTTCGCGTCCTCGTACCACTTGCCACCGTTGGTGCCTGTAGCGGGGACGGTTTCACCGTTGGAGAACTTCTCGCCGGGTGACAGAGGCTTCATCAACTTCAGGTCGGCTTCGGTCTGTGGAGGTCCGCCGAGATGCCCGATCGGTGGCACTACCGGCTTCGCTACGTCGGCGTTGACCGTTGAGGATTCGATCGTGGGCTTGGCCGCTTGTTGCGGAACGAAATCGGGATGCAGCGGCAGCTCCGTATTGGGGTTCAGCATCTTGGTGTGGCCGAATCCCTGATCGTCAACGAACACGATCTGCTTCGTCTTGGGATTGTGGGGACTGTGAACGGTCAGCTTTTCAGAGCCGTACTTCACTACCTCTCCCGAGGAGAGATCCTTGACCGCCTTCATATGTGGATAAGGCCGAATCCCTGGCTTGGGAGTTGCTTCGGCCTCGGTCTGCGCCTTCCCAATGGCTGCCTCTGTTGATTCCAACCCCGAGCTAGGAGAGGCTCCGGGAGCGACAGATGATGCTGCGGGCTTCAATCGGGCATAGACAGTGGCGTTCCCTCCACCAGTATGGGGATTCTCGCCTCCAGCTAGATGGATCGTGCTCCCAGTCTTGCCAATCTCAACTGATGTGACGGGCTGGAAAGTCTGCTTGCCGTTAAAGGTGGCGGCGTTGTGTTCAGCGATATAGCCCTTTTCCGTCGTAGCGGTTGGTTTGAAACCTTCGGGAGTCTGCGCCCCGGCAGGGTAAACCTTTCCGTCCTGATGGGTAGCAATCAGATCACCTGGCTGGATGTCTTTTGCCTTTACCTTCTCGTGGATCGCAGGATTGAACTGCTGGATTCCCTTGATCGATTCGTGGCCCGTTGAAGGTTCGGCCAGCTTCCCAGCGGCTTGCTGTGCCTTGAGTGTCGCCGCTTCCGTGGATTCCAGATCCACCGTTGTGCCAGTAGCAACCGAGTGCGCAACACCAGCTTGCGTTGCTTCACCTGTACCAGGCGCCTCTTGCGTGCTGCTTCCGAACCCGATGGAGTGTGCGTAGTATCCGGCCGCTACACCCTCGCGCTTGGCTCTTGCTTGGTTCGCCTGCATGTTCTGTGCGATGACATCGTGCTCATTCGACTTCTCATGTGCATTGACCGCTGTGGTGTTGTGCTCGATCGCATGGACCCTCGCATCGGCATAGCCCTGCTCAAAGTTCGTGGCCCGCGTGCTACCCGGCGTGTACTTGTGGATGGACTTCGCTTCCTTGGTGAAGCGATCCGTTAGCTTCTGGCGCTCAGCCTTCTGTTCGGGCGTCAATGCCTTCTCAGATGTCGGCTTGGGCAATGCCCCTGTTGACTGGTTTACATCCGTATGGGACTCGGATGATTTCTTGACCGCTTCGTGTGCTTCCTCACCCTTCTTCGCTGCTTCACCCCAGGCGTGACCCCATTCGTGGCCGTGGAGCGTTGCCTCGTAGGGATGCTCCTCGCGCCAGACTTTCCAGTTACGAGTCTGGAGATCGTCATCCCATCCCGACATGACGGCATAACTCCTCTCGACACGCACGCCGTGATGGAGGTACTGCTGCCACTTCGCATGTTGATCCTGCAACGCAGAACCCACCACCTCGGAGAGTTCCTTATCGGTGGATTCAGAACGTGCCGAGACCGCTGTGTGATGGGTGAACACGTGTGTAGTGCCATCACCTCTCTTCTCAACGCTGTCGATGTGGAACCGTCCTCCGCTAATGACCTCTTTCTCGGACTTAAACCCGCTCAGATTAGATACGTCCCAACCGTGAGCACCTTTCGCAACATGAATGATGACGGGCTTCTCGGACTTCGATGCGCCTACAGCAAACGCGGCAGCGATATTTCCTGATTTAGAGAATGAGGATGCAGGAAGGTTTAGGGTACCGCCTTCCTTGATTTTCTGAATATCCGCTGCTTTCAGATGGACACCACGCTGTATCTCAGAGGAGAGTTGTGGGCTTTCCGCTACTCGATCCAATACATGACGAGCCGCTTTGGCATCGTCGGTCTGACCACTTCCCGCGTGTCCCTTCTCACTTTCTTTCAGTTCCGCCTCGAAATCATTGAGTATTCCTCCCCCCTCATTGTGACGGTATGCCTCCGACCATTTCCCAACCGCCTGACGGTCCTTCTCTTTCTCCGAGAGTTGGTCGAAGCCCTTGGTCGAGGCAGCGTTTCCTTTCGTCGCCACCTTTGAGTCTCGACCTATTACCTTTACTTCCGCCTCTGGGTCGGCATCCATCCCTTCTGGCTCTTCGTCCGGGTCGTCCGTCTTGACCTTGATGAGACCGGAATTGCTGATACGGTTGTCCACATGGTGGATGGTGTATTTGTCACCGTGATCGTCCACCTTGTCACCGGGCTTGAGGTCACTCATCTTCGCCGTATGTGGTTTGAAAGCCTCGTCCCTTGCTGAGGCAAATGCATTGTCAGCCTTTGCCGTACTGGCACTTATATTCGGTGTAGCTGCCGACTTTGGCTTAGCAGCGGCTGATTTCGTTTTGCCAACGCCCTGCTTGGCCTTCTCCGCGGCGGCACCAGCGGCTCCCCACTTTTGGCCCGCTGCCTTTCCAGCCGCAACATGCTCCGCATTCCACTCAGCCCAATCGCGCTTCTCGCCCGGTAGCGGCATTCCGGGGTACCACATGCCCTTATATCCCGTCTGCTTCGGCTGCTGCCAGGACTTGGGTGCTTTCGGTGCCTTTGGCTTGGGAGGTGCGGGCGGTGGTGGAGGTGCTGGCACGGGCTCTAGGTCGGGGTATTTCGGCGTCTGAGGGAACGCCTGTGAATGAGCCGCAATAGCTGCTCGCAGTACCGACCGATCGCGATGCACCGCTCCCTTGTTCGTCCCCTGCTGGATCATCGCATCCGCTTGAGCCGGTGTGGCCCACACGAGGCTGTTCGTCTCTCCGTTTATCATCGAGGGATCGAACGCATTGCCCGAATCGTGCATGAGGTAGTAGTGATTTACTGATCCGGTTCCACTGCCTCCGAAGCCACCCGGTACATGACCCACGATGTTGGGTGTCAGTCCTGTTTCCTCCTCCGTCTCACGGATCGCCGTGATGGCGGAATGCTCTGTCCGGTCAGGGTGTCCCTTACTGAATGTGTAGGCCGTACCGTCAAAATGGTTTAGGGGTTCGCGCAGTAAGACGCGGCCCTGTGGGTCGAACATGACGCCGCCGTAACGGCTCTGGTGAGTCCGTGGTGCCCACGTCCCCTCGGTGTGGAGGTCTCGTGCCCCGTACTGGCCTGTATTGGGTGCCCTCGACGCGGCATAGGCGGCATCGCGCTCAACCTGGGCCTTCGCGTCCGCTGCCTTCTTCGCCAGGTATGCCGCCGTCTCCTCGGGAGTGTGCTTCGGGGCTTTGACGACGGCCTCGCTGGTTTTGATCTTGGGCGCACTCGCTGCCTTCTTGGCCGCTTTGCGCTGCTTCTTACTCAGGAAGCCCTTGACACCCCCGGATTTGGCCTTCTCGGCCGCTTTCCCGGCCTCGCCCCACGCTTGTCCCGCAGCG